CATTAAATCATACATGGTTGCTATACCTTTGTCTATATTTCCATTACCCGCACCCTTTACAGCTCTTTCTGTAAAAACAAATTCATTGTTTGACAACGCTGCACGTTGCACTGGCTTACCATCTTGATATATCATCCCTGGTATACTGTCCGAGGTCCCAGTTCCAGGACCCTTTAATACACCTCCAAATTCTGGAGATCCACCCGCCATCAACGCTCGAATACCACCACTATTTGTTGGTGGATTCTTTTTGGCCATGATTGCATTTTCTAGTTCTTCTATTGAACTATAACCCATACCCGTATTGGGATCATTAAAATTTAATAAACTACTTATACCAGCTTGCATCATGTTTTAACTTTTATAGTTCCATTATCATTAAACAAAGCACCCACCTCTAAATCTGTATCACTTGTAGGCAAATCCGTCAAAGTAATCTTAGTGCCACGAAGTTCTCCAGGGTTTTGTAATTGTACCACAAGTTGACTTAAACTTCTTACCATTTCATTAAAATATTGAACATCATATTCATCTGGTGGTAATGAAAAATTTGGTGGTACTAATTGTCTACTCATCTATCTCCATCCAATCTTATATCGACTCTTGGTGTGCCAAACCTCCAGTTCACACCTTGTGTTGTGCTTTCTACTCTAAGGCCAAAAGACCTCCCACGTAATCGTAAATGATTAAGTTCTGTGGTGGATGATACTGCGTTTGTTGATGTTTTGATAAAACCTCCAGCGGGACTTCTTTGTGCTTTTAATGAAAACACTGCTTGTTTATTATCATTGCTAATAGTAGCATCGCTATTATCAAAACTTACATCAGGTATCATTCTTCTAATAAAAACAAATTGATCGCCATCTTGTATATCAATAGGACTTGATTCAATAAATGATGTAAACGCAGTGCCATCATTATCATTGCCTTTTTCATGATTATATACGAGATTAGAATCTGTAGCCATTGGATATTGATATACACCCCTATCTACCCATGATGTTCTTGCTAACGATCCAACATACCAAATCTTTTGATCGTAATTGTATACAACATATCTATCATTTTCATCAGTTCCACCATTTGCACCAGAATTAGTTGCAGATGGATAAAACCAAAACACCTCACCAAAAGCTGAATTTATTCCAGCGTAAACTTTATCTGATTGTGTTTCGTTAAAATCTCTAAATACATGATCTCTGACGGAACAAGGAATTACTTGAACACGACCATCATAGATGTAAAAACGATCATATCCCATCCACATAACAGCATCACCAATTGCAACAGCACTATTAAATCCTCTAACAGTTATGGCACTTGCAAGTTGTGAAATACCAAATGTAAATGGAGGTCCTATAAACTGCATACTATGTACAGAAGAATCCGTTAAAACAATCATCTCTCGTCTTGTTTTTACGGCAGTAACAATTTCAGAACCAGAACCAATTCTTAAATCGCCCGCAGTATTTCTAGCAGAAGGTGTCCACAAAAAAGGGTTTTCTTGTGAACTAAAACGAATAAGTAATCTGTCTTGCACTGTTTCACCTATTGGATTTGCACCAAAACAAATTACATGACGATCTCTTTCTGAAACAATAACTTTACGAGATCTTATTGGTGCAGCATCAGCTAATTCGATTAAATTTTTTGCCCTTACACTTGTTCCTAAAGTTTTGTCCCAGTAAAAAACGAAAGCATCTTTTTGATTAAATATTAAATCTTCACCAAAATTATCTTGTGACCATAGACGCATACTGCCACCACCAGCAAAATCTTCCGCTGACGCAGAACCCCATCCATCTGCACCCCAAGTTCCAGCACCCCATCCATCTCCTGGCACAACTGTGTTAATACCTACGTTAAGTTGATATTCTGCATCAGCCGAACCTGCACTGGACAAAGCAGCAGCAGCATTTACAGTGGCTCCGTCAGAATCATTTGGAATAGTTATGACATAACTATTGTCATTAGTTATAGATGTTATAGAAAACTCATTATTTAGTTGAGTATTCAAAGAAGAATTACCCGTACTTACATTAGTAAATGTTACAAAATCTCCTACTAAAGATCCGTGGTCAGTGTCATTAACAGTAACACTATTGCTATCAGTTGCAGATGTAAAAGTTATTGCCATTTTAACCTACTTGAATTGTTTCATTCCTAGTGTCTTCTACTGTTACTGTACCAACTTGACCTGTAGCAAAAATGTTTGCCTGTACTGGTCTTTGTACTGTTTCTACTGTAACTGTTCCAACAGAAGTTGTTCCTAATATTCTTAAATTATTTTCTGGATTAATTGACTTTACAGGATATTGTGCACTTACATCAGAACCTCCAGAGGCAGATATGAATGTAGGATTACCGGCATCATCCGTCTCTGGAGCACCAATACCCGTGGTTCCTGCTACACCAGAAACTAAGGAAGTTACTTCTAAACCATTTATATCAAATACAGTGACTCCACTTACAACTTTACGTCTAAGAGGAGTTATATCGGTGTAACCTTGTGACTCTTCTATATAAAACTTTATTTCAGTTCCTATTCCTAAGTATTTGTTGCCTTGTAAATTTGCCCAAGCGTGAAGGGATCTGGAAGAACCTAAAAAAGTATTTATAGAATACTTTTCCCAACCACCTAATTTTTCTGGGTATCCAAAACGAAATCGAACAAGATCACAATCATTCCAACCACCTTTATTTGAATAAGAAGTTGTTTCCTTATTTATGCCAGGTCTGAATTGTAATTTTGTTATAGGCATTTAACACCTTTACGCAGAATATTTAGGCATATTAAAATTAGGAAATGTTTGTCCTACATTGGGTTTACCTTGTGATGTAAATGTCTGTTTTGTGCCATCACTAGATAATCCTGTAAGTGAAACAACTGCCGCATCACCACAATTACTATGACTTTCTGATAATTTAAATGTGTTTGTGGCAGTTGATATTACATAATATGTTGTGTTATTTACTAATCCACCTATAACCGCTGCTTCTGCATCACTTGAGTTTAATCCAGCATTGTAATTAACTTGCTCATCATTTACAAAACCATGACCATTACTTGTAATAGTATTATCTGACGTACTTACAACACTTGATGAAGTAGCATCTATTGTTTTATCTGTTATTGATGCACCTGCTATTGATCCATAACAAGCTATTAAAGAATCAATATCAGAGGCATTGTTAATAGCAGTTTTAAGTGCAGTATAAACAGTTCTTACTGCTGTTCTGTATGCACTTATTCCACTTGGTATAGCAACATCTGTTTCTGATTTACGAGTTACATACCAATCTGTATCTTGAAGTAGACTTGCAGATGTTTTTTTAGCTTCATCTATTTTTAATATCTTTAAATCAGCAAGTGGCTTTGGTAATAAAGCATCTCCATCAGAGTTCCACCCATAATAATAAAAAGAGTCAAAGTATGGTTGTGGTGTTGGATCATCTTCCCAAACTAAACCAGCAGATTTTTTTTGTTCATCTGTTAATGTATTCCATTGATTAGGATATTTATAGTTATCATCACTAATCCATGCTTTTCCTATTTCTATGGTTCTACCATTGTGTTTCCAGGGCATAATATTTTCTCCTAAAAGGCGTTTGAGTATTTAAAAGGTGAATGGGCAAATGCCAAATAAATATATATATCTCCATTAGCTCTATTTACATTTTGTGCTAAAGTTGAACCTGTGCCACCTAACCTAATTCTAAATCCACCTGCTGTAAAATCACATAGTGGATAACTGGTACTATCAAATTCAGCACTTGTCGTATTAACAGCTAAATGTGAAAGTATTGGATTTGGTCTTTGTGTTGTGCCTACACCAAACCTAGTGTCATCCAATATAGTCCAATTGTTGCCGTTACTTGTGTTTTTTATAATTATGAAAGACGGGCGAAATCCTAAAAAAACAAAGGGTCCTATTGAAGCATCAGCCACATAAGTACCAAACTTACTATAACCATCTATACCTTTAAAGAAATAACCAACGAAAGCATCAGATGACCCAGTATTACTTGCACTCCCTACAGTAAAAACTGTATCTGTAGGTGGGGTATCAGCCCACATTGTTGCATCATCAACTAGATTACTTGCACCATCCAAACTTAAATAATCAGTAGCAGATGCTGCTGCCGAACCAGCCATTAAATGATGATAAAACCCTGCCCAACTATGACTGGCATCTCTGTTTTTAATAATCATAACTTCTGGTACTGCTGCTACACCATTAACCTGTAAACCATGTTTTATAGTTGTTGTTGAGCCAGTGCCAGTATATGTAACTATACTAAACCCAGCAATTGTATTTGCTTGTATTACGCTATCTGTAGCTCCCACACCTGTTGAACTTGCATCATTTGTAGATGTTGTTCCACCATTTGCTTTCCATAGCCAACCAACATTACTAGAACTACTTACGTTTTGATCGTGATATTGAGTTAAAGTAAAGCCTCCATCTGTTGCTCCACTTGAAGATGGTGCATTAAAAGATGTAAAGGTAGCATTAGTATCATTTGTGTCTCCAGCACTAGAATTTGTGGTTAGTCGTTTTGTTAAACCTCTACTTGTATCTATCCAAACATGATTTTCAGTTCCAGTTAAATCTTTAGACCATAACCAGTCCCCTTTAAAAGCTGCACCAGTTACAGTTTTATTACTACCATTTCCATCCCAAAGAAGAACATCAAAATGATCTGATGCTTTAGTATCTGAGTTTGGGCCTATAACTGGTTCTGGTAAATTTTCTGCACAAAGTGCTACATGACCTGAAGGAGGTGCGTTAAAAAACCTACCTACATTATTGTCATCTAAAGTTCCATTGCCTGAATTAGATGGAGTTTTCGCTGTTGTGCTACTATCCATGTAGCCACTAAATGTAAAGTCTTGTCCAAAATTTGCATGAACTTCAACATTTGTACCAGAGTATTCAGCAATAGAAAAAAAGAACTCTCCAGTTAAACTACTAAAAGCTGCTGAAGAATTAAGTATTGTACCATTTTTATAAAAATATACTGAACCTTCATCAATTCTTATGCCAACAACATCTCCTGTAGTAACTGAAGCACCATAGCCTGATGAATAGCTAGTATGCCTATGTTGTCCATAAGCATTAAAATGGTAGTTTCCTGCATTTGCTCCTGATACATCACTTATAGATGATGCTACATTCGCTACAGTAATGCCGAATCCTGTTGATGCACCAGGACTAGTAACTATAAGAAACTCTGCATACAATTTACTTGTTGCTATATCAAAAGCAAATGTACTACAAGTTACATCATCAGCAGTTTGTTTCATTCTAAGACTGCCTTTAGATGAAAAAAATGAAGAGTTAGAGCCTTTCTCAAGAGGGTTCATCGTGCAAAAATTATTTTCTGGAGTATCAATCATGGCACAATCAGATGCGACTATACCACTAGAATCAAAATGATTATTTTTTCCACTACTATCTGCACCAATTGTTGAAGCTGAACCTGTGCCAAGTCCAGTTTTATCAAACTTAAATCTAAATCCATTTGTACCATAATTACTTACATTTGGATTTTTAGCTATCCAAATATCTTTTTTAAATTCACCAAAATAACTTGCATCTAAAGCCAAGCCATCAACAAAGTTCATATCTGATAAATACATATTTCCATATGATGATCCATTTGGGTATTTAAGCACATTATGAATTTGACTATTCACACCTAAAAATGTAGTAACAGGAGTTCCTGAACGAGTGACAGTTTCACGAAGACCATTTATCCATATTTGATATTTGTCATCATCTGATGATTCTGATGTTTTTATTCTAAGAACAATATTAAACCAAGCAGTAGGATCACGAAAGTATCTTGAGGTGGTTATGGTAACTGCACCATTATTTCTACGAAATATTAATTGGTCACTTGCTGCTGAAAACCATAATGTAAAAGCATCACTTGCTGCTCCTGCAGTAAAAATATATTGATTATAACCAGTATTAGGCACATCAACTCTTTTCACCCAACATGAAAGAGTACAAGTATCACCACTACCAGTTGAAGTTCCAGCACTAAATGTTTGAGATAGAAATGAACTTCCATTAACTGGTCCACCTCTTAGTGATCTCATTCCAACATTATTATAAAATCCTGTACTTTGATCTCCTGCACCATTTGCCTTTATTATACTCATAAATAGACCTTATGTTAATATTGCCGATGCTGAAACTAATATTGTATTATCACCACTTGCGGCAGTTACAAAATAAGCTAAGTGATAAGTGCCTGTTGCACTTATTGTAGTTAAAACACTTGCATTTATTGCTACTGCATCATGTCCAACAATAGCATGATTACCACCATTTACTAACATGATGTTTCCAGATTGACCAGCAGTGACATTAGAAAATGTAATAGTAGATCCAGTATTTGATGTTGTTTTAAAATCATTGCCAGTAGATAAATCAAATGTAAAACTGTTGCTATTATCTACAACATGACCTGATGCTCTTCCAGCTACTGTTATGTCATTATTGATTGCAAGAGAAACATTATCCTCTACAGTCATAACTGCTGTGCCATCAAACTGTTGAAATATTATATCTTTAGCATCTGTAAGAGGTTTGATAACGACATCACTAGATGAGTTTGCTATGTTAAGTTTGTTGCCAACTAATCCTAAACTTGCATCATCTTCTATGCGAACAACCTCTGTACCATCAAACTGTGATATAACTAAATCATCAGAGTTAACTGCTGGTTTCATTATTACCTCTCCAGCAGTGCCATCTAAATCAAATGCTATTTGGTCAACTCCACCATCTTGTAATTTAATATCACCAGTTGTGGAATTTAAATGTAATTCTCCAGTGGAATCAACTGATATTGGTGTTGCTGCTATTGTTAAACCAGTTGTTCCATCATGTGTGAGAGTAGCATCACTACCCAAACCTAATGAAAGAACAGCAGAGTCTGATAGTAATTTTAAATCATCTCCAATTATAGCATCTGCCGCTACACTTAAACCACCATCGGTTTGTAATGAACCATCAGTTGTGCTTGTTGCCGCAGTCGTATCATCTGAAACTATTCTTCCTGTAGAAGTAATAGCACCAGTAGCTTTTAAGTTTCCTACTTGTAGAGATGCAAATACATCTGTGACTATCGCTCCAGATCCATTTCCATCTAAAGAAACAACTTTTGTGTCTCCATTTGGTATAGTAACTGCTGCACCACCACCAGATCCTTGTTTTATAAGTATGTCTTGTGATCCACTTGTGCCATTTTTTATTATATGAACTCTTTTTAAATTGTCTGGACCAATAGTAATAGTACAAGAAGAATCTAATGTTCCAGTGTATATTATATATATTGCTCTACCAGCATCACTAGTAGCGTCTGCAACAGTGGTTGCATGAGTATCTGCGTTTGTTGTTATGGCTTCCGTGCCAAACCCTAATGCCTCACCTATAAGTTCTAAGTTTGTGTTAGTTTTAGTACCCCATTGTCCTGACTGCTCGCCAGTATTCATTTCTTCGAGTCTTAAATTATTTACAAATGTACTTGCCATTATGCCACCTCTTGCCAGTTAGCTGTTTGATTTGGTACTATTAAACTATATACTAATTCTTCTCCCGTGCTACCAGTAGCACTAACACCCGTTAACGATACCACACATTGAGGTATTATGACAACATCATTAATTGATGATTGTAAAGCGGACAACCTATTATTGTAATCAGGAGGTGCAATTTCAATTGCAGTAACAATAGTTTCATTACCTAAAGCAGTTGTCATTGCAATGCTTACTGGAGTGTTAGCAGAAACAGGTGCTCCAGTTGCAGCATCTATGTTCGGTATTCCATGAGTGGTTATTGTCGCACCCATGAAAGCATGATTACTACATTGGTAAAACAATCTAGGTGCACCATCTGCCACAGTAATTTCTGTGTAAGCTCCCGCTTGTCCTGGCGTACCATTAGTGGTCACTCCAGTGGTGTACTCACCTAGGCTTTTGTCTGCCGTTTGATAAATTCTAAGTGGATGACCATCATTACTACTATCACTTTGATCAAACCTATAAGTGTTGCCCTCATACAAAGTTAAGTTAACATCTGCTGATGCTGTTGATCCACCAATAGCGTACTTGTTAGTAGATCCTTGATTATAATATGGATGATTTGAGGGATTGCCAGAAACAACAGTAACAGTATATGTAACTGTACTTGCACCAGTTTGACTTATAGCAGTAGTTGCAGATAAACCTGTTACTGCTACGTTTACACCAGGTATGCCATCAGGAGTCCCTAAAGCAGTTGTTCCAAGTATTTGTACAGGACTAGTGCTATCAATTATAACATTGATATGTTCATTCCAAGGACCTTGACCCCATGTACCTCTACCCCAACCTTGTAAGGTAGTATTTGACAATTTAGGCTATCCTTATAATCGCATTACTTGCATCAGCAGTTGGAAACTGAATTGTAAAAGTTCCAGACGTAGATGTCTTATTAGATGTAAAATCTAAAACACATACTGCTTTGTTAGAAGCAGAACTATTATAAATTAAAGCTCCCATTGCAGTAATTGATGCAGTTGTGAAACTTAAATCATTAAAATCCGTAAATGCAGTTGTACTTGATGTAGTTGGGTCTACTCTTGTTAAAACCAAACCTCCAGTTACATATGTGCCACTAGAAGTAACTTCACCAGTTGTAACCAATGCAGTTGTTGTAGCTCCTAATGTTGCAGTTGTACTTGATTTTGCACCAGTGCCTTCTGCAAAAAGTGCTAATTTAAAATCATTACCACCTGAGTTTTTAAAATTGTGTACACCTTCTAATAACTCTTTTTTGAAGGAAGTACACATTGCTTGTGCTATAGCCATATTAGAGTCTCCTTATATATTCAGCCGTGTCCTTTTGACCATTTGATCGTAAGGCTTGAATGATAGTACCACGCTCTTCTCTTCTTGCCAATAATATATAATGATACAACACATTTTTTAAATGTTCCTTAAATATTTTGGCTTGTTGTCGGACATGAGGAGGAGCTTGATCTGAAATACTAGCTATCTTATCTACTGCTAAATCTGCTATTTGTTCATTTGTTAATCCTCCTTGATGTGAGGTATGAACATTTACACTTCCTACTGTCCCTGAACCTAAATCAAACATTTTTTTTCTCCTCGTAAGTTACTCCAGGTATATCCTCTCTACCAATTAAATTAGGCGTTGCATCTAAAGGTTCTGGAGGTTCTAGTTTTGATTTTTTAGTAATTAACATTTCACCTTGTGTAGTTGTAGAAACCAAAGGATCATCCAATCTATGATAACCATAAAGTTTTTGATCTTCTGAAACATTAGTATCTAACAAGGAAGAACTGTTTGCTATGTGAAGTTTTATTCCTTTAGACACCGCTATAGCTAACCAAAACTCACAACACGCTCTACCCGCTTCTGCAAAATTGATTGCTTTGTGTGTAAAATCTATACCATACAAATGCAAATCCGATACTTCTTCTGCTATTGCATAAGCAAGTGCATAAGCAACAGTATTGTTTAAATAAGCATATTTAGTTTTCTGTAAAACATTTTGTAATGGATATTCTACAACATCTGGACATCTTTTGTCTAAAACACATGAAAAAATTGGAACGTTGATTTTTGTTTTTAATCTATCTGCCATTATATTAGTCTGCTTTCCAGCATTAGGCGTGTCAAGAAATCTTGAAGGTGGGTCCATCATAAAACATTTATCGTGATAAATGACTCCAGACATAGAGTTTATCGCCCAAACTTCGTCAAATTTTTCGCTTCTAATTTTAGCTAATATATATTCTGAAAAACTATTGCCAAGTCCAACAATAGCTATATTTTTGTTTTTTAATTTCATTAAGATCTTGGTTGTCTAACTAACCCATCTCTATAACTATCTGAGTAATTTCTACCCTCTGCATAATTTTTCAATCGTGCAAGACATTCTACATATCTAGATGTATAAAGTTGGATCAAGTCGTTTTCCCCTTTCATAAACGTATACGCCTCAACTAATGAAGCGTACAACAAAGCATCAGATGCATTTGTACTTATCCAAGTTGTGCCAGAATTATCAGTAGTTAAAGATGCTGGCCTATAAAAATAATGTAATTCAACCGAAAAACTACTGCTTGGTGTAGGAGCTACAATAAAAGTATCAACATCAAACTGTGCATAGTAAATAGGTAAGCCAGTTGTAGAAGGATTCGGTGAATATTCTTGTAAAAAGTTAACATCTTTTTGTAAAAGAAAGACGTTATTACTGCTTGAGTCAACATAAGATAAAGAATGAGTTGCCAAATAATCAGATGGTTTTTCCAAAAACTTATTACCACTAGTTAATGTTCCAGTTACATTTTTTCTGAAATAATCTAAATCAACTGATTTAAATATTCTTTCCTCTGCATTTGTTATAAAAAAAGGTATTTCAGCAACAAACGTTGACTCATCATTTTGAGTCCATTCTTGAATAGATGCAGTTAATGTTGTTAAAGTAAAACTCATGATACACTCACTGTTACAGTGCCTACTTCACCTTTTGCTCTTGGAGTAGCATTAAAAACCAATGTATTTAAATCAAATATTGGTATTTCTATTTTTTCATTAATAAACTCTACTCTAGGTTTAGGATTTCTCAAAGCTTGTGGATCGGGACCTACACGGATAGGATCAAGTTGAGGATGTTTAGAGTCATACTCATCATAGCCAACAGTTAAACCATTCCATTCTTTTCTCATATCTTTAAGTTTATAACGAAACCCAGAACGTTCTGAATATCCAAATGCATTTTTGTTACTAGCGAATCTAGCCATCAGACCCTCAAGTATTTAATATCTGGTGTAAGTTTAAGTGGTACTCTATCTTCATCTTCATCACTTGCTCTTTGAAATTCTTCTTCATAAACACTCTTTAATATCTGTATTCTATCGGGTGCTCTTTTCATAGATATATAGTAAGCAAGTCCTGCAACTAAACAAGGTAAAAAACGAAAAGGAATATCGCTAGTGTTTTGTAAAGTATCTGCATCTTGTATTCTACGGACATAGTAATAAACCAAACTGTCTGAACTAGAATCTGGAGTTGGCCAAAGAATAAGAGAAGGTGTTATCTTTCTGTCAAAATAGTATTGACTAGGTCTTCCGCTCTGAGACTTGTTTGGAAGGTTTAAATAATCGCCTCGAGACATTCTTGATAAGGAAAAATCAGTATTGCTTCTTCTTATAACTACCTCGAGCAGATCAGTATAATCAGCAGTAAACTGATATGATGCAGTCCCAGATGTTAAGGATTGTGTCGCTTGTTCAACAGTCCAAAGATTTAAACCTCTGTTTGCCCACTCAGAAAACATAATATTCAAAGATCTACGTGCAGTCTTTGCATCATATCCAGTTCTCATCTCTAGACCACAACGCTCATATGCTTCTTCAATAGCTTCTGCTACATCTAAATTAAAATCTCTTGAACTGGATGTTGTCATATCTTAACCCATTTTCTTTTTACTGTTCATTTTTTTCTTTTTCTTATTCAAGAAGGCTTGAAGACCAGGGTTAATTTTACTTTTTGTTTTTGTTTTATTTTTAACTTTTTTAATCGCATCGTTTAAAGCAGTCTTTTTATTTAAAGCACCACCAAATCTTTTCTTAACAGTAGGGGGACTTGATCCTTGAAGTTGTATTATTTTATCTTCTAATTTTGAAATTTTTCTAGTTAGAATATTTTCATTTTTCATTTTATCAGCTATTTGTTTTCTAAGACTAGTCATAGTTTGTTTTGTTGTATCAGGCATTA